AAGAAATTTTAAGCGATTTTTTTTATGGGCATACAGCTACCGGAAACTAACCCTAATGTGTGGACTCCTGACCGGATTTGGCAGGGGTACGAGTGTGCGCTGTCTTGCCCCACAGACAAAGAGCTAGCGGTAGCTCTCCAGATTTCAGACGAGCGGTTACGGCAGTGGAAGGGCGAGCAACCAGCGTTTTACCGGGCTATCCTGGCCGCTAGGGCGCGTTCTGGCGATGTCCGGGCGGGGGCTATGGCATTGAGTCAGCATATCTCGAACTCGCTTCCTGACGATCTACGCGAGCTTTGGGCGGGGTTACAGGACGAGAATGCACCTAACAATCCTGCAAAGATGGCTATTGCTACCAAGGGGGATTACGACCGGCAGAGACTCCTAGTTCACGCTCTTAGCAGCACCCAGTTCGATTTGAACCGGTGTATGCGGCTACTGAACATTTCCAAGGCAACCCTGGATCGATGGGCGAAGGATGACCCTCGATTTGTGCGGCTATGGGAAGAGATGGTCCACGCGAAGAAAAATTTCATCGAGTCGGCATTGATGGATTTGATCGGGGAGGGAAATACCCGGGCGATCCTGTTCGCCAATGAACGGTTAAACAAGGATCGCGGTTACGGGCAGACGGTGACGGTGGAAGGTACGATAAATCACAAGGTAGCGGTGCTGGATTTGTCCAAGTTAGCCCTGGACGTAGATACCAAGATGAAAATCTTAGATGCCGCGAGAAACGCCGGAATCATCGATCAGGACGGCTTGATAGAGGGTGATCCCTTGCGTCCCGTAGTAGAAGCCTAGTGTTTCAGGTTCGCCAGGGCTGTCTTCCAGCGTGTGTCGGCATGGTAAGGGACATGAACCAGTGTGACTGCATGGCGATCAAACTGCTTTTGGAGTGCTTCGGTGACGCTAAGGTTAGCTACAGCAGGCCGAAGACCCGAACCGATTGCTTCCAGAGCATCCAGGGCTAGAACATTGTCTACGGTCAGGGTGACATTACACCGCATCGTGAAGTCGTCGAGTGCGGCTATCGCGGCAAGTAGGTAAAGCTTCGTCGGGTCTTGGCAGGAAGCTTTGCCCGATAATGCTACGGTCCATTTTGCGTGGTGCGGACAGTTTAGGACCGTCCATTTACCTGTCCCGGTAGTCGGGCAAAGTACCGCAAGAAAACTCGTATACGAGTGCATTATCCTTTTCTTTCTATGGCATTTCGGACTTCTTGGATTCTGGCTCGCTCCTCGTCCTTACGGCTGAGGTGCTTTTTGATAAGCGGTTCATTTGGCTTATAGCACCTGCACCAATCATTCCATTTGACCGTAGGAAACCCACCAGGGCGCGGCGGGTTATAGCGACACTGATAAAGAGCGCCATCGCCAATGCGTTTGCAATGTTCACAAAACTTACATGCCTTTTGCGGCATCTCCGGGGTTTCGTTACTCATGTTTCGTCACCTAAGTCGATAGATCGATATCCTAAATCCCACAATATCTTAGCCAAGTCGGTAGAGAATCGCAAAACAGCGTCCTCACTCCACTTTTTTTCGCTACAGTGCGTCACTTCGTGTATTAACGTGTCTAGTAAGTCGATGCCCTTTGCCTTATCAGAAATCCAAATGTGTTTTTTAGGTGTGGCAGGGTCGTTTTCGGCTAATCCGTGCAGTCCACGAAGTGGGGCGGTCGTCAACGTCCAGTACTTCCCATCAATAACCACTCGTCTTGGATGAATTGAAGCCACAAAAAAATTTCCTGCAATTCTGTCTTTTTGTATTGACAACTGACCAGGAAATGCCGATCATTTCCCTCGACAGTTTAACCTATTTCCCTACTGAAAGGCAAAAACATGGAAGCGACCATTGAAAATGCAATGACTATCGTAGAAAAAGCAGTAAATCGGCTGTTTTACAAGAAGTATCGCGGCAGGTTGCGGGACTCCGATGAACTTCTTTCGGATGCCCAGATGCTGATTTTCAAGAAATTTAGCAGTTATGACCCCAAAATCGGGTCGTTTGAGGGGTATATCAATATGTACGTCGAATTTGCGGCGATTCGACTGCTTTCCACCACTTACAAACGATCCTTACGTCGCAAAGAACACATTGGAACCATCGACGATGTCACACGGATTTCCAAAGACATCCCAGAAGGACTTGACGATCTCGTCAGACGGGCTATCGAAATTTTTGAAAGCCAAAAGTCTATGCGGTCTGACTCAGTTCGGAGAATCCTTCGGAGTGAACTCCAGGCACAGGGATGGAGTCTGCCAAGAATTCAAGAGGCTTTCCAAGAAATTGATGCCGTTGTTACGGGGGATCGAGTTTACTGTTACGCCAAAACGGAGGAAGTATAATGGCGACTGCTCCCGATGAAGTGAACGAAGATTTACTGGACGAGATTGTCAATCAAGTCAAATACTCAATTGAAAGCCCGTTGCAGATTGCACGGGTGGCTACTCGCAAACACCCTGCGTTCAGGGCTGCCGCTAAACTTGCGAATAAGGCAGACAGAGAACAGCAAAATAAGACGATACGGAGTACGGTAACTGATGCCGTAGAACGAATTCGTTCGCTTATTAGACCTTTTCCTAATGATCGATGCCCCGAATGCGGAAAAAAGATACGAACAAGACGATGTCTTGTGTGTGATCTTGAGAAGGGGCTAGTGAAAGAGACGGCATACGAATGAAACTGTTTAAGCACCAAATTGAAGGGGTGGACTTCATGGCAGGGGTTCACGGGGGCGTTTTGCTTGCGGACGAACCCGGCTTAGGCAAAACTGCACAGGTAGCCACTCTCATCAAACAGCAGAACTTGCTTCCCGCTTTGGTTATTTGCCCGGCATCGGTCAAGGATAACTGGAAGCGGGAAATTAAAATGTGGACTGGATATGATGCCCAAATACTTTCGGGGAAGTCGCCGGAAGGGATGGATCAGCCACCACCCATTACCATCATCAACTACGACATCTTGGATGCCTGGAAGATGGTCTTGGCGGGAATACGCTGGGGATGCCTTGCCATCGACGAATGCCACATGTTAGCCGACAGAGCTTCTAAACGCACACGCGCGACCAAGCTAATATCTCGCCATGCGCTAAAGGTAATAGGTATCAGCGGGACTCCGGTATTGAATCGACCTGCTGATTTCTGGCCTATTTTGAACATCATTCGCCCTGATATGTTCAAATCGTTTCCGGAATATGCCTGGGCTTACTGCGATCCTCGCAAAACCCCGTGGGGATGGGAATACAAAGGCGCAAAGAATCTGGATCGTCTGCATCAGACTCTCCAGACGTTTATGATTCGCAGAAAGAAGGATGTCATGGACTTACCGGATAAAAGTCGAGTAATTGTACCGATGACTGTCGATGAGCCGGAAACCCTGCAATCTGCTGAGAATGATTTTATCGGGTGGCTCACCTCGAACAGCCGGTATGGAAACGTGACCTCGGCTAAAAAGGCCGAAGCGGTCACAAAACTCGGAGTCATCCTGCGTCTAACAAGCAGACTAAAATGCCGGTCGGTTGTGCGGTGGGCTAGGCAGTTTCTTGCGGACAACCCTAACGAAAAGCTGGTGCTGTTTGCGGTCCACAGGGACATGATCGATGTCCTAAAGCGCCGGGTACACCCAGAAGGGGTAGTAGTGATCGACGGGTCTGTGCCTACCTCAAAACGCCAAGCCATTGTAGATTCGTTCCAGAACGATCCCAAGGTGCGGTTGATGGTCGCTAACGTAAAGGCGGCAGGCGTAGGTATCACCCTGACAGCGGCCAGTACCATTGGGGTAGCCGAGCTTTGGTGGACTTCTGCGACGATGGCGCAGGCCGAAGACAGAATCCACAGGGTCACGCAAGACAAAGCTTGCACGATTCATTACTTGGTTGTCCCGGGCACAGTAGAACAGAAAATCTGTAATGCGGTCCAGACTAAACAACAGATCGCAGATGCAGTGATTGACGGTCATCGCGTGACTTCTATGCCCATTTTGGATTTGTTACTGTCTTCTTCTAAGGGTTTAATGAAAAATGTTAAAAAAACCGTATAAAAGCCTGACCGTAAATCGGCTTCCACGGGAACTTGTTGACGGGATCAAGTATCTAGCAATCGAACTTGACTGCAACATACCTGAACTGGTCGAAGTTCTGATTCGGGAGGGATTGAAGCAAAAGGATACCTTGTACGCTGATATCCACAGACTGCGGCAGGCCAGGATCAGAGAACAAAAAGAGCATCGCCAAGCCAAGAAAGAGTTGGCGGCTCTCCAGCAAAAACTTCACGGGGAGGTTATCCATGAGCCTGTTGCCGACTAGTAAAAACGAAGACAAGGGAGATTCTCCTGCGGTCGCGTTGACGAAGCTGTACGCTAGAAACCTTAGCGTTTCGCAGATTCCCATTCCATGCTACGCGACAGACTTCAAAAAACTTCTCAAGAAGCATAGCTTCGACGAGATTAAAAGGGTCATTTTGTGGCTACAGCAACAGCCAGAGCATACGAAACTCAAGCCGTCTTCCTGGTTCGTGTATCGTTTTGACTGGTTGCGGTTTTCGTCAAAGAATGATCTGTCGGATTACCCTGTCGGGGATGTTTCTGCTATTTCTCGCAAGATCGGTTTTGAAGGCGGGAATTTTATTCCTAGCACCTACATCCAACATGCGCTAGATTCCTACGGGGTGTTCTTGGAATGGATGCGTACTCAACCGGACGGTAAGCCGATTTACGATTTCTTACCCCCGCCGAACGATTTTGTGGTTCGGTGGTTTGGTGTTTATGTGCCGAACTACAGCAACCAGTATCGCAAATTCACCACGGGCCATGAGGCGTTTCGGCAGTACCTCTACAAAATAGCACTCAAAGCTTCGAGTCGTCCAGTGGCAGACCGGCTTTTGAAGGCATACGAAGAGTACAGGCAGAAGAACGATGTTCTTTGAGGTGACAGAATGAGTGCGTTAAAGACTGCGACTAGATGGGCTATCTATGGCGGCATTGGTCAGCTTATTTTATATCCGTTTGGTATGTCTGATACTGGCGTATGGTGGGGGTTGATTTGCGGTGCAGTAGCAGAACATCTATGGCGCGATCGAATGGGATGACAGAGTAAGGATATAGTCACATGTTCTTTAGGGACGAACTGCGAAAACGCGGCATCAAGATCGCGGACGCGAGCGATCCGCATTACCGGGCTGGGTGGATCAATATGCCCTGCCCGTTTTGCGGTTCCGAGAAAAACCACCTCGGAGTCTCCGAGGATTTACGCAGGGCTAACTGCTACAAATGCGGCAGTAAGCATCCGGCTCAGGTGCTGTCTCGGGTTCTTAGGTGGACCCGGCAAGAAATAGACAAGTATCAAGCAGAGCGTTACGGCGATGCGGCTACTTGGAAACAGCCCGATATTCAGTTCGGTCAGTACACCCCTCCTAAAAATTTGATCGATTTATCTGCAAAAGATCGGCAGTATCTTCGTAGTAGAGGATGGGATGATGCGAAGATCGATCAGTCCATCGAACTTTATGGACTCCAAAGTATCGGGCCTTTTAGCGGGCTTCCTGCGGGCATCTTTATTCCGATATCAGACGCTAAAGGAACTCCTGTTTCTTGGACGGTGCGATTCCGTGAATCCGGACCCGATGGAAGGCGATACCATACAGCCAGCAACCTAGAGAAAGCGGATTCTGAAAAACATCTTCTGTTCGGGGAGAATTTGCTAATCAAGGCAGGATGCAATAGCATCATCGTCAACGAGGGGCCATTTGACGCGATGAGTGTCGGTGTCGGCGCGGTGTGCGTATTCGGGCTAGCGTACAGTCTTCACCAACTCCACCGGATTAGCCGATACCCCCGGCGAACTATCTGCTTCGACAATTCTCCACAGGCTCAAAAAATCGCTTACCGACTTTGCCAGGATCTTGCAGTCTTTCCGGGGTATACTGAACAAGTGTGCCTGGATGCCGCTGATCCAGGATCAGCCAGCCAGGAAGAAATCGAACAACTTAGGATGCAGGCGGGCGTATGAAAGTCATTAAGCACGAAGGCAACGAGGAACGCCATGCCATAGTCGCACTGGTACTCGATCCCAAGGTATTAGCCGAGGTCGCCCCGTCTTGGGAGGGCAAAGGGTTTGGTTCCAGATGGGCGAATCTGGTTGCACAGTGGGCAGTTGACCATTGGAACAAGTACAAAACCCCTCCCACACCAGGAGACTTGGAGGGGATTTTTACCGCATGGTCCCCGACTGCGGATGATGCTTTGGTCAGGATTGTTGAAGACTGGTTAAGCAATTTACCCGGCGAATCGACTTTGAACTCTGATTACGCCATCGACCGTATCCGGCAAATTGTACAGCAAAATGCCATACATAGTCTGGGGGTGGCTCTGACGGGACTGACCGAGCAGAACCGACTAGAAGACGCTCAAAACGTCTTGGCCCTCTGGAAGGCCCCTAGAATCGGTCAGGAAGCATCCGGAGTGTTTCCGCTACAAGACGCTAATCTTGTTGACGAATCT